AACCAAAATTAAATTAAATTAAAAAATGTAGAGGTAAATTATGAGACAAGCAGAAAATAAAGTAAAAATTGAAGGTATTTTAAGTGAAGTAGATATTAAAAAAGGTTCTTTTGTTAAAAATGGCAAAACTTTAGAAAGTATTAGCGGTGTAATTAAGATTAAGGTATCACAGGAAATCAATGGTGAATCTGTACAGTTAGAAGTACCAGTTCATATGTTTGCAACAAAGTTTACTAATAGCGGCGCAAGTAATCCTGCTTATGAGTCTATTGAAAGAGTTATGACAGAATATACTAGTATCGCTGCAGCAGGTGGAGAAGATAATGCAGATAGAGTAAGAATCACTGCAGGACAGATTTCTATGAATGAATACTATGGACAGAATGGTTTGGTATCTTATCCAAGAATTACAGCGTCTTTTGTAAATAAAATTAAGAAAGATGATTGTACACCTGAAGCAACTTTTTCAGTAGAATTTGTAGTTGCATCTAAGGATTATGAAGTCGATGCTGATGGTGTAGAAACTAATAAATACAAAATTCAGGCTGTTCTACCTCAGTATGGTGGAAAGGTAGATTTAGTTCCTTTCTATGCTTTAAGTAATGGTGTTATTGATGCTATTTCTTCATATTGGAATGAAGCAGATACTGTCAAGGCAGTTGGTAAGCTAAACTTTAGTTCTAGATCTGAAAAATATATGAAGCAGGTTGATTTCGGAGACCCAATTCCAGATTATAGAACTATTAATGTAAGTGAGCTTATTATCACAGGTGGCACACAGTTCCCACTTGAAGGTGATTTTGCTTTTGCCGCAGAGGATATTAGAAAGGCTCTTGCTGAAAGAAAAGTAAGACTAGAGGAAAATAAAAATAAGACAAAAAAGGCTAAGCCAGCTCCTAGTTTGGCAGCTTCAGCTAACGATTTAGGATTTTAATAGAGGTGATATAAGTGGCTATTGATATTTTAAATATTCAGCCAAGTGTTATCTCTAGAGACCTTCGTGGAAAATATATTCTTTTATATGGTAAACCAAAGAGCGGTAAAACAACTGCCGCTACTCAGTTTCCTAAAGCTTTACTATGTGCTTTTGAAAAAGGATATAATGCTATCGGAGGAGTTCGTCCTGTAGATATTTCTAAATGGGCTGATTTTAAATTGGTTTTAAGACAGCTTGAAAGACCTGAGGCTAAAGAAATGTATGAAACTATTATTATAGATACAGTTTCTATCGCTTGGGATTTAGTAGAACAGTTCGTTTGTGCCCAGAACGGAGTACAAAAAATTAGCGATGTAGCTTGGGGTCAGGGTTATTCTGCAGCGAAGAAAGAATTTGAGTCTTCTTTGCGTAAAATTACTCAACTAGGTTACGGAGTTGTTTTAATAGCTCATAGTGCGACTAGAATTGAGAAGTCTGCAGATGGCAATGAAATAGAAATTATTTCGCCAGCTTTACCTAAAAGAGCAGCAGAAATTTGTAATGGTATTGTAGATATCATAGGCTATATTGGTAACGAATATCACGATGGTGAAGCCAAGAGGTATTTATATACTCGTGAAACTCCTACTTTATTCGCAGGTTCTCGTTTTAAATATATTAATCCAAGAATTCCTTTCGGATACGATGAATTGGTAAATGCAGTTTCCGAAGCTATTGAAAAAGCTGAACAGCTAGATGGCGCGGTAGTTGTTGATAAAATTGAGGAAGTTGTAGAAGAAATTCGTTCTTTTGAAGAAGTAAGAGAAGAAGCTAGAAAACTTTGGACTCAATTAATAGAAAAAGACGATACGAATGAAGCTCGAATTTTAAAGAAAATAGAAATGGTTTTTGGAAGAAAAATGAGATTATCAGAAATTACGGAAGACCAAGTGGACTTATTCGAATTAGTTGTTAGTGAAATGAAAACTCTTATTTAAAATTATATATATAAATTAAGGAGTAGAGTATTCTACTCCTTTTTAAATTTGACTTTTGGGAAAAATAGTGGTATAATATTTATATAAGGAGAATGATATATATGGCTAAAACTTTAAAAAAGAATTTAAGAATATGTCCCTATTGCAAAGAAAAATTTGATATAGTTAATGAGGGATACAGAAAAGTGGGTAATAGATATGCTCATATTTCTTGTTATGATGAAAATTATACTTCTGATGATGAAAAGATAGAAGAAATTTACAATTTTTTAAAAAGTATAGGTATGTCTTGTAATAGAGGAATATGTGAAAATCAAAGACAAAGATTTATTACTAAAAATGGTTTTACTAATGAAGGAATTTTAAAAGCTTTAAAGTATTGTTATTTAGTAAAGAAGATGCCTGTAGAAAAGTCAGAAAATAGAATTGGTATAGTTCCTTTCGTATATGATGAAGCTCAAATATATTATAGCACTATAGAAAGTAAAAAGAAAACTATAGCAAAAAATGTAAATAATCAACTTAAAAAAGAAAAAATAACAATTTCTATTAAAAATATAAAAGAAGAAAAAAATAAAGGCTACATTGATTTAGATTCTATAGCGGGCGGTGAAATTAATTGATTGATAAAGATACTATAATGCAAGTTATCTGTGGTCTTATGATAAATCCACATTATTTAAGTGAGAGTGATAAATATATTCTAACAGTAGAAGATTTTAGCACTCTATTTGAAAAATATGTGTTTTCAGCTATTTTTAACTTATATAAGGACGGCGCAGAAAAAATTACTGTAGTAGATATAGATAATTATTTTAATTTACATAAAGTAGCCAAATCAGTATTTGAAAAAGCTAACGGGGTAGAATTTTTACAAGATTGTTTGGAGTTTTGTAATGCAGATAACTTCCCCTTTTATTATAAAAGACTAAAAAAACTAAATGCTTTAGAAGACTTAAAAAAAATGGGCTATCCAATAAGCGAATTTTATGAAGAAGATTTGACAAATGAAAGAGCAAAAGCAATTAATGATAATTTTGAGAATTTAGAAGTTACTGACATTTTTGAAAAAATTAAAAAAGACATAATGTCAGTTGAAACTAAATATGAAAAAGGCAACGCCGCGGAAGCTATAAGTGCAAGTCAAGGTATAGATAAACTTATAGAAAGCTTAAAAGTTAAACCAGAAGTTGGAGCAAGATTACAAGGAGATATTTTTAATACTGTTTGTAGAGGTGCGAGAAAAACTAAATTTTATATTAGAACTATGGCAAGTGGTGTTGGTAAAACTCGTGCTGCTATAGGTGATGCGTGCCTTCTTTCTTATCCTTTAAGGTTTAACCAAGCAACTTGGCAATGGGAATGGAATGGCTCTAGTGAAAAAAGTTTATTTATTGCTACTGAACAAGAAATTGAAGAAATCCAAACTCTGGTTTTAGCTTATTTAACGGGAATAAATGAAGAAAATATTTTGTTTAGTACTTATACCGCAGCGGAAGAAGAAGTTGTAAAACAAGCTCAAATAGTTATGGATTATTTTTCCGATAATTTATATATTGTAAGATTATCTGACCCTAATATACAACAAATAAAAGCGGTTGTTAGAAAGAATTGGTTAGAACACGATATTCAGAATGTCTTTTATGATTATATCTTTTCAAGCCCTAGTCTTTTAACAGAATTTAGAGATTTAAAAGTCCGTGAGGATGTTGCATTAGGAATGATGTCCGCGGCTTTAAAAGATTTAGCAGTAGAAATGAAATTATTTGTAATGTCATCTACTCAAACAAATGCTAAAGTAGAAGATGAAAAGGGTATTAAAAATGAGTCCGTTGTAAGAGGAGCTAGATCTATTATTGATAAAGGAGACATAGCTTGTATTGTTTCTCGTGTCACTCCGGAAGAGGAAGATTTATTAGGAGAAGTAATAGAAAATATTGGTATTGTGCCGAACCAAGTTATGGATGTGTATAAAGTTAGGCGAGGAAGATATACAAATGTAAAAATTTGGAGTTGTGTAGATTTAGGAACTTGTCGAAAAATAGATTTGTTTATTACTGATGCAAAATATAAAGAGATTGAAGGATTTAGAACTATTGACTTCCTTTTTGAAGAGAGTGATGAAGAAATTTTAAAACTACTCAAACAACTTAACAATAATAATGAAAAATTAACTCTTAAAAAAGAAGAAATTGAAGAAATAAATCCTATGGAGCAAGTTGATAATTTAGTAAAAGAAAAGAAAGGGCTTTTTGGTGATTTGATATAATTAATTATGAAAAGATTATAAAAAATTTAGATGATGAGAAAATCATTTCTTTAATGCAACAGCTTGGCGCGGATAGATATGAAAATAATGACAATTATATTTTATTTCCAACTATTTGTCATAACTTGAATGCTTCAGAGGCTAGTATGAAGCTTTATTTTTATAAGGATAGTAAGATTTTTTATTGCTATACCGAATGTGGGAAAATGTCAATATTTTCTTTTTTAAAACATTATTACGAAACTAAAAATTTTGAATATGATTGGTTTCAAGATATATATAGTGTAGTAATTAGTTGTTCGATAAAAAAAGATATTGAAGGTTTTACAGCCGACACTTTTGAAAAGAAAAAGGAAAAATATTATCATAATAATAATTTTTCTTTTGAAATTTATCCAAATGGTGTTTTAGATATTTTTGCAAAAATATATCCTATAGAATGGTTACAAGATAATATTTCTAAAAAAGCTATGGATAAATATAATATTTTATATTCTATTTCTCAAAACAAAATTATTATTCCTCATTATGATATAAATAATAATCTTATAGGCATAAGAGGAAGAGCTTTAAATGAAGAAGAAGTATCTGTTTTAGGAAAATATATGCCAGTAAAAATACAAAATAAGTGGTATAGTCATAAATTAAGTTTAAATTTGTACGGATTAAATTTAAACAAAAAAAATATAGTTAAGAATGGATATGTTTATTTATTTGAAAGTGAAAAATCAGTTTTACAATGTGAAGATTTCTTTGAGGAAAATTGCGCTGTAGCTTGCTGTGGTAGTAACTTTAATAAATATCAATTAAAGTTATTAATAAATGAATGCCATCCAAAAGAAATTATAATTTGTTTTGATAAAGAAGAATTACCAAATGAAGATAAATATTTTAATAAGCTATATAATATTTGTAAAAAATATAGTAATTATTGTAATTTTTCCTTTGTTTATGATAGAGAGAATCTTTTAGATTTAAAAGATTCGCCATCTGATAAAGGAAAAGAAATCTTTGAAAAATTAATAAATAAAAGAGTAAAAATTAAATAAGGAGTTAAAACCAGTGAATATAAATTTAGTTAATCCAATATACACATCTGATTATTTTGAAAATTTATTAAAATATAGAGGAGTAGAAGATATAGGTCGATTTTTAAACCCTAGTATAGAAGATATACAAAGTCCTAATCATTTTGATTATATTGATAAAGCTGCTGAAAGATATATCAAAGCCATAAAAAACAAAGGAAGAATAGCTTTGGTTGTAGATTCTGACTGCGATGGTTATACTTCAGCCGCAATTATTTATAAGTATACCAAAGCTTTATCTCCAGATATAGAGATAGACTATTATCTACATACTAAAAAGCAACACGGTCTAGAAGATTTATTTGAAACAATACTTAATAATGATGAAAAATATAATCTAGTAATAACTCCTGACTCAAGTAGTAATGATATTTATTATCATAATGTTTTAGGGGAACAAAATATATATACTTTAGTATTAGACCACCATTTACTTGATGCAGAAATAAGTAATTATGCAATCATAATTAATAATCAAATCTCTGAAAACTACAGTAACAAAGATTTGACTGGCGCGGGAGTAACCTGGCAATTTTGTCGATACATTGATAACAAATATAACTATAATTATAGTAATGATTTAGTAGACCTAGCAGCATTAGGTATTTGTGGCGATATGGGAAGTGTTCTATCTTTAGAGAATAGATATATAATGAAGGAAGGATTTTCTAATATTAAAAATGATTTTTTTAAGGCGTTAGTTGAAAAGCAATCATATTCTATGAACAATGAGGTTAATCCGACCACTATCGCTTTTTATATTGTTCCATTAATTAATGCTATGATTAGAGTTGGCACACAAGAAGAAAAAACCCGTATGTTTGAAGCTTTTGTAGATGGTATGAGAAAAGTTCCAAGTAACAAAAGAGGAGCTAAAGGAACACTAGAATATTTATGTATAGAAAGTGCAAGAGAATGTACTAATGCAAAAACAAGACAAAATAATTTATTAGATAAAATTACAGATATGCTAGAGATGAGAATACATAAATATAATTTATTAGAGAATAAAATTTTAATTGTCTGTTTAGGATATGATGATGAATTTCCTGCAGAAATCAATGGGTTAATAGCAATGCGTTTAGCCGCTAAATTTAAAAAACCCACTATGGTTATAAGAGATAATTATGAAGGGTATTTAAAAGGAAGTATTAGAAATTCTCCTAACTCTCCTTTACCAGATTTTAAAGAGTTCCTTTTAAATAGCAATTATTTTGAATATGTTCAGGGTCACGCTAATGCGGCTGGAGCAAGTTTTAAGTATGTTAATTTAGAAAATGATTTGTGTAATTTTCACGAATATGCTAATAATCAGCTTAAAGAATTAGATTTCGGTGAAGGCACTTATGATGTTAATTTTATAAGACAGGGTACTTCTTTAGATTTACCTAAACTTGTTTTAGATTTAGGTGGCTATCCAGAGGCTTGGGGTCAATGTAACCCAGAAAGCAAGATTTATGTTGAAGATTTATATATTAATAAAGACGAAATTCGAGTTATTGGGTCTAGAGCGGATACTATTAAATTTGAAAAAAACGGTGTTACCTACATTCAGTTTCACGCGAAGCAATTAATTCAAGAACTTTCTGAGTTAGAAGGGGCGGAAGTGTTTAAATT